GTGGTTTAGCAAAAGCAAACGGGTTTGCCATTTCAGGTACTGCTGTATTTGTTGGCTCTGCAAAAGCTTGAAAAAATGGGTTTTTATTTTGTGCTGCATATTGAGCCAATTGATAAGTTTGATCCCCACTTCCAAAACCAAAATCAGCATATTGTATTGGTAAATAACCAGCTCCACTTGCTTGAGCTTGTGGTTGATATTCACCATACGCGGACTGTATATCTTGTTTTAAATATTCAGGTAGATCCGCTCTACCTCCAGCATACGGTGTTGTAGCTGGGTTAAATTCACCTATAGGTTTATATCCACCTGCTTGTTGTGGTGCTACTGATAATATATTAGGTGCAAATGTTTTTTGTAAGTTAGCTTGGGCTAATGGGTCACCTGCCATCTTGCCGTATATATTTTGGTACGCATTAAAACTAGATGTACCTTGTTGAGCCTGTGTCTCTGGACTATATAGATTTCCTAATTCAGGAAGAACGTTATAAACACCTTTATTACCTTGCACAAAATACTTAGATGCATCATACGGATTACCGCCGTAAGTATAGGTGTTAGCACCATAGTTAAAACCAGGTGTAGCTGGGGTTAAATTTCCTGAAGCATCTGTAGTTCCATATGTAGGAACGCCGCCACTAGAACCTCCACCTCCGCCACCACCACCGTAATTACCTTGTAGTGCTTGACCAGCAAGAGATGTAGCAAAGCCTACTGGACCTCCAGTAATACCTCCTACTACAGGGCCTAATATAGGACCTACACCAGGTATTGCTCCGGCAACGCTAGACGCTATGCTAGCTGGAGCGGTTATAACTTTTGCTACACCACCCATACGGGCTCCTTAAATAATACGACCTTTAGTTTTACCTTTTGTAGCACAACCATCTGCACGTTTAGATGCTGATCCTACTGAGCCACCTTTTTTATATTTTTTTACAGGCTTTTTAGGAAGCGGGCCCATATCGTTTTCTGTAGGAGGTTGAATTTTACCTTCATGTAAGTTCTGCCAAGTTTTTTCAGCATTTTCTGCTTGTGCTTTTTGTGCAGCTTCTGTTTCTTTTTTTAACTTATCTGCTGCTTGTTGGTTTGGATCTGCCATGATTAGATAATCCTTCCTTTTGTTTTACCCCGTACTTCTACGCCACCACCACGTGCATATTTTTTAGCCATGCCTCCACCGCAGAATACTTCAGCACCGCGTTTAGATTTTTTTTGAACTGGGTGTTCACCTTTAGCAACAATACGACCACCTTCAGCATAACCTTTGCACATACCACCTTTTTTAAGTTTAGCTAAGTCAGTTTTTTTACCACCATGTAATTGAGTGTCATGCATTTTAACTGCCTTCTTAACCATCTTTTTATCTTGTGCTAAATCTTTCTTGTCCATCATACCGCCCTCCTTAAATTTTTTACCTTTGTCTGCAGACATAAATTCTTTACCTACAGATTGTTTTATTCCTAATCGCTTCGCGGCTTTTGGGTCGTTGGCAACTAGAGCCATTAAATTATGCTGTTTTTTAGATACGCTTGGCATATTAATCTTTCTTATTTCTATCAATAAAGTTTGGAAACTCTTCTTGTTCTTGTTTTACTTCCTTAACGATAGCTTCGATAGCAGCTTCTGTAGCTTGCTCTGTAACTTCTGTAGTAATTGTTTCATCAATTAACTCCTCTTGTTTTTTATTTTTCTTAGCCATAAATACCCTTTCTATAAAAGCCTTCATAGTAACTCCTACTTAAGCCAATGATTAACAACCCAACTAATAACTACAGATCCGACAGAAGCTATCATAATAAACACTTTCCAACCACCTTTAATTTCTTCGAGAGTTTTCTCAATGTTATCAAGGCGTTTTTTTAATTGTTCCATGTCTTCCATAATAGTATCTACATCCGCTTGAATATGTTTAATTTCAACACCATGTTCTGCTAATTCGCGTTCTGTACTCATTTGCAATTCCACCTTTTTAAAGAAGCAGCCTTACGAGTGGGTCTTCCTTTTTCATCTTTCATAGGACCAGGCATTCCTGACATACGTGCACAAAATGATCTCTTACGAGGTCCACCTTGTGGTTGAGGTGCCTTTAAGTTTGATCCTGTAGCTGCATTATATTTAGCACGACCTTTAGCGGTAAGACCTGCGCCTTTAGACACAGGGAGCTTCTCACCACGTCCGACTGCTAAGCTAGGACCTTTTTTCTTATTAGCCATAAAATACTGTTACAGTTGCGCCAGTAATAGAACCATAGATAGAAGTATCAAATTTAATACCTTCACCTGGAATGATAATATTAATAGCACCGTTAGTAGTAGCCGGCGCTGTAAAAGAAAAACGTGTAGTACCACTTGAGCCACCGTCTTTTAAAACTACAGATCCTGTACCTGCTGTATATGAAATAACTAAACCTTTAAGTCTAGTTGCATAACCTATTGATCCAGTATCGGCTAACGTTGAAGCCTTTACATCCGTTTGCATCATAATCTATTCCCCTTTTGGATCTTCTGCGTCTAATCTTTCCACTAATGCAGTATATGCATCGATGGCGCCTTGAGAAGCTGTAATGAAGTTTGCTGCTTGATTACGTTCTGCCTCAAGACGCTTGATCTCAGACAAAAGAAAGTCTTTTGTAATTTCCATTATTGTGCGTTAGAAACCATTAAGTAGTAAGGAGTGCTGCCAACCATAATTTTGATTGTGTGTGACACTGCCGCTGCTGTTTTAACTGGAACTAATGCTGAAGGCAAGTTGAAGAGGTTAGTAATTTTACCTGCTGCATTACTATCTGTTACTCTAATATATGATGCAGTTGATGGTAAAGTAACACCAGAATCAAAATTAGTATCAGCTTGAATAACAGCTAATGTACCGCCTGGAGCTGCTGCTGTACCACCTAAAGTAGCTCTAATTGCATTACCTGCACCTGAAATAGAACCGCCTGTGTTAACTTCCATAGAGATATGAGCACCGTTAATTGTACCTGCAACTGCTGCTGCACCTGATACAACTGAAAAAGCTCTTAATGTTTCACCAGAACCTGCTGCTGTGAATGTTAGTTTGTCATATGTTAAACGTGTGTCACCTGATGTTGCAGATGTCGTTGCATATGATGAGTTGATATTGCCTGCTGTTGTTACTACGATTGGATCAGTAGCTGTACCACCGATAAAACCATTTTGAGACGCGACTGGGCCGCTAAACGTTGTTATTGCCATGATTATTTTCCTTCATACAAAGTTAAGCTTATCCGTCTTGTATGCGTCTGCCGGGACAGTCTGATAAGCCGGGTAACCCGGATTCCCAAATAATACCGGATTTGGTACTATTTGCAAGCATTATACCATGTGTTTACGTAGATAATCTATGGCTTTTTGAAGGAAATCTGTATTATCTCTGAATTGCCCTAATCCTGAATTACATTGATAGCAAAGAAGATCCCTAAGTTTATTTGTAGTATGGCAATGGTCTATATGTAGGGGATCTAATTTTCCTCCTCTTTGATTATCTAGTGCATCTTTTCCACATATAGCACATTTATAATCTTGGCTTGCTAATTTAGTTTCGTATTCTTGAGGAGTTATGTTATATCGTTTTTTAAGATGGTAAGTTCTATGCCTTTTTGATCTCCAGCCTGGTGGCTGTTTTTGTTCATACTCTAATATTTGTTTAAGGCGTTTTTCTTTATTTTTTTCATACCACTGTTTATGGTATTCTTTATGGTAGGCTTTACGTGCTGCTTCGTCTTTGTACGGCATGTCGGCTCCTAAAAAGAAAAGGGAGCACTAAGTACTCCCTAGTTCGAACCATTATATAACTATTTATTCATCACGTACATAGTTATCTCAAAGCCAAATCTCATTTCTGTTGCTGCTGGTTTTGTCCAAGCTTTCATAGTTATTCTCCTATATGTTTATATTTTGTTTTTTATATACACATCGCTGTATATATGTGCACATTTTGCTCTTTTTTATACACATCAACATCAAGAAAATCATGAAAGCAGGGTAAAGAAAAAGGGCCTACGTTTTAAGTAAGCCCCTTTAATAGTACGTGCCAAGTGCCGATTAAGCAGCGCCTGGTGAACCCCACATACCGAGAGGATCTGACCAACCGAAGCTGTAACGTTCACGAGCTTTGTAACGTACGTTACCTGTATCAAAGTCACCGTCCATAGATGTTGATAAAGGAATACGCTCAAAGTGTTTCATGCCGTTAGGTACGTCAGTTGTTAAGAAGTACGCATCACTGTCTGTTAAGAAGTGGTTAATTGTGTAACCTTCTGGAATTGAACCATTATTCTTAATAGCGTTGATATCGTTGTCAGCAGTAGCTACACGTAATTCAGTTTCAAGCAAGCGAGTTGCAACGAATTGCAATGCTGGTGGAACGATTAATTTACGTGGTTGAGCAGCGATCAAGAGACCACGCTCATCAGTCCATGCAGCGATTTGAATAACAGCATTTTCAAGTGCAGTTTCGTTCAAGTCTGTTGCAGTAGATTGAGTATTGCTGTTTGTGCCACCTGAAACAAGTGGGTGAGCAGTGTTAAATAATGAAACACCGTCGCCACCGTCATAGGAACCACCATTGTTAAAGCCGTTGTTTAATACAGCAGCTGCCTTAACTTGTTTTGTGTAAGCCATAGCGCGAGCTAAAGCTTTTGTGTAACGTGCTGATAATGTGTCATACAAGTTATCTTCTACAGCTTCTTCTGTTAGAGAGAAACCAAGAGCGATAGTTTGATGATTGTATCGAGCTGTCCAAGCTTCTTGAGCATTGTCATAAGCGATTGCTGAGCCTTCGTTTTTAACAGGTGCTGCTGAGAAACCTGAAAGTTTTGTTTCTTCTTCAAAGCTACGTTCTGATGATTCAGTTTCGTAGATTTCTTTGTGTTCTTCACCGTAACGTTTATATTCTAAACCGAATAGTGCGTTAAGGCCTGGTAATAGCTCCTTAAGGAGCTGTGCGCGTGAAATAGCCATGTCTTATTCTCCTTAAGTTGTTGTGCCAGTTGTTGAAAGTTGTTGATGGTATGTACCATTGATCTTAACCAATACTTCTGAGTAATAGCCAGTAGTTGGGTCGATTGTTTCTGGAACTAAACCTACAACACGGAAAGGATTTGTAGCAGTACTATTAGCTGTGCCACCATCGATAGATGAATTGATATCACCTGTCACTGGGTCGCCTGTACCTGTTACACCTTGAACGTTTGTATTTAAAATTGTACCTGCTACTGGAGTAATAGTTTGATTATTACCTGTAACAGCAACTTTAAATACTGCAGCTGGATCATTAACAACATAAGCATAAACGTTAGTTACGCCAGATGCTGGTGCATATTGAGCTTGCACTGTTTGACCTGTTGAATTTACATATTGCACACCTACACAAACACCAACAGTATTAATTGTACCGTGAATGTCTGAAACAGGTGAAATTGTACCGCCATTGACAAAGTAAACGATTTGACCGTTATAAACAGCTTGACCGCTTGTTACAGGATACAACTGAGTTGCGCCTGCGTATGCGATGCCGTCAAAACGATTAACTGGTTTAAAGCCATATGGAGCACTTACGGTTGGATACGCCATAATTATCTCCTTAAATTTTTAAATTAATTACCTTTACCAAATGACTTCGTAGATTTCTTCTCA